AGTGGTCGTGGTTGGTCGCACGACCGGCGCTGGCTTGCTAATCGTCGGGGGCGGGGGCGGGTCCGTCGTGGAGGGCACCGAGGGCGCACTCGGAGAACTGGCCGGGGTAGGCGCAGGCGGTCTGGCAGTCGTCCTCGCAGTTCCCTGTGAGCACCCGGCCAGGGCCAGGCTCAGGCCCAGGAGGGCCAGCAGCAGTCGTCGGGTCATTCATGTCGCTCCTGTGGTTGGGGCGGCGGATGAGGCCCGCCGCCAGGAGTTGCTTGTCGGTGCGTGGCTCGCCCGGTCGCTTGTTGACCGTGAGCGCCGGGTCCGTTACCGGCACGACCCTCGGGAAGCCACGGAGGGTCCGTGCGCTGAGCGTGCCGGGGTGGTTGATGCAGCAGGGCCACGGCTGGCTCTTGGGGCGGTAGCTGCACATCTGGAGCAGCCCGCAGTCGGGACAGCGACACACGACATGCCCGGAGAGCCTGCCAGCCATTGCCAGGGCTGTCCACTGTGCGTCAAGTTCGGGGCCGGTCCCTGCCCCACCCCCACCTATGGTGGGGGGTTGGGGGACAGTTGGACTCATGGGCTGTCCCCGGGCTGTCCCCCGGAGCTGTCCCCAGGAGGAATGTCCTGGTCAGAGAACAGATCGGCAGGGCAATCGGAGTCCTGTCCCGAGGGCTGTCCCGGCTGACTGTCCCCCGGAGCTGTCCCCGAGGCTGTCCCCGCTGGATTCGGCCTCTCACGGCGGTAGGTGAGGGCGGCTGAGATGACCTCGTTCCGGCCCGGCTTGAGGCCCGCCGCCTTGAGCGCAGCGATGGCAGCCGGTCGCCCGGCGTCCAGCGGCACGCCCAGGCGATCCAGCTCTCGGGCCTTGTCGGTCACGCCTGCCGGGGTGCTGGCGAATACGACCGGGGTCCGGTAGCTGACGATGCCGTTGGGGTCGACCAGCCGGTCGAGCTTGAGGTCGGTGGGCACCCAGGACAAGCGGCTGGAGTTCTTGCAGTTGAGGCTCACCCCGGCCTGGGTGCGGCGTAGCGACCACACGATGTCCACGTCATCCCGCTTGGCTGAGCTGCCCCGCTGGCCCCGGGTCCGGTCCTTGCCAGCGTGGTCCGTGCGGAGGTAGCCGATGCCGAGCTGCTTGAGCCGGATGCCGGTGTGACGGTAGAAGGCCCGCACCGTGTCGGCCTTATCCTCCTCACCCAGGACCGCTCGCCCGAAGGTGTCGATGACGACCCCGGCCACGCCGTAGTGCTGGGCCAGGGTGGCGACCTCCCGGCCTCCCGCCTCCTCGTCCATGGCGTGCAGCGGCGGGAGCAGGAAGTAGCGCAGGTTGTCGAGCAGGTCGGTGTCGAAGCCGAAGTCGGAGAGCCGCTCGTCCAGGTCGTCCTCGGTCATCTCAAAGTCGAAGTAGGCGATGGGCACCGGCTCCACCGGGGCGCCGGTCCAGGGGTGGACGCCCTGCGCCAGGCACCCGGCTGCCCACAGCGCCAGTTCGGACTTGCCCTCCTTGGCGTCGGCCCACAGAGCCACGCCCCGGCCCTCGGGCCAGAGCTGCTCGACCAGCCAGCGGTGCTGGCCCGGGTCCCGCTTTGAGAACGCCCGCCAGTCGATGGGTAGAGCTGGCAGCTCTGGCGCATCGTTGGGCGTCTGTTGTGATGGCTGCTGATAGACGTCTATCAGCGTGGACGTCTGCATCGGGATGCCCGCCACGTCGTCGTGGAGCTTGTGCAGCTCGGGGTCGGTCTTGGCGTTGGCCTTGCCGACAGCGTGCCGGACCATGGCCGAGAACTCGGTGGTGCGCCGGTCGCTCACCAGCTCGGCTCTCCGGGGGTTGTCGCTCACGGCGTCGGTCCACAGCTCGGCCAGCGCCTCGATGGTGGGCTGAGCCGCCATGACCCCGGCCCGGACGTGCTCGCAGGCCCAGGTGAGGCAATGCTGCATGGTGTCGTGCCGGGAGTAGCCCTGCGTCCGGCGCTCGATGAAGTGCTGGCAAATGACGCTGGTGTAGCCCGGGGCGTGGGCGACGGTGTGGACGGAGAGGAAGTTCTCGACCTCGGGGCCACTGGCAGCCTGGGGTCGGGCGGTCACGTCGCCCTGCGTGGCCCGGGACAGCTCTGCGATCCAGGCCCAGGGCAGGTCGGGCAGGTCCTCGACCAGCGGTATGTGGTCGGCGTTCCAGGCGGCGTCCTGGTCGTGCCAGGCGTAGGTCCGGCCCTCGGGATGGGTGCTCGGCCAGACGGCGGCGTAGCGGTGGGTGCGCTGGATGATGTCCATGCCCGGCAGGGTCGCCACCCAGGACAGGCCCACCGGGACGTTGTAGAAGCGGATGCCTGAGCCGTCGTCCCGGCCCGAGTGGGAGATGAAGGTGTTGGGCAGTTTGCCCAGCCGGTCAGCCATCTCCCGCAGGGTGTCCCGGCCTCCCCGGTAGGCGTCGACGTCCAGGCCGATGATGCCGTCCGGCATCCGTAGTCCGATGTTGCCGGTCCAGTCCAGGGAGTCCAGCTCGGCTTCGGTGAAGTCCGTGCCTTCGTAGCCGGTGCGGCCCTCGGGCGGTGGTCCCTTGCTCCCGGGCGGGAGAGGGAAGGGGTGCCAGCCCGCTTTGTGATAACGGACTGCGATGGGGTCGAGGTCGGGCACCGTCATGCAGCCATGCCGCTTGTCGGTCTGCCGCCGTGGGTAGTGTCCATAAGCGCCTCCGTTGGAGAAGTTCAGCGCACGACGGCCCGCCCTGGTGCCACCGGGGCGGGCTGCTCACGCTCAGGGTGCCGTCCAGTGTGCCCCGGCCCCCTGCTCCCCGCCACTGGAGCCAGCGGGGAACCTGGGGGCACACAGGGGCTGTGCGGTGCCTTCTAGCGGTCGTCTGGATGGGCGCCCAGCGCCCTGGCGACCATGGGGTCCAGCTTGGTCAGTTCGTGCGGGTGGAACCAGGCGTCGGCGCCCATCTTCGCCCCGTAGGTGGCGGCGTGCGGCTTCCAGCTCACGCCGACCTCGCCCTGCTGGAGGGCGGTGACCACGGTCCCGATGCGGCCCCGGTACTTGGGCCAGGTGCCACGGCTCGGGTAGAGCCGCTCGTCCCGCTCGACCTTCACCACGTCCCCGATCTTGAAGCGGCGGCTCATAGGCCACCGGGCCAGGGGTAGACGTGGGTCAGAGTCAAGAGTCCTGACTCAGGAGTCGTGAAGCGGGCCAGGGCGGCTTGCTGGCGCTGGAACGCCGTCAGGCTTCGCCATGCCCGGTGTCGCCCAGCAGCTCCCGAAAGGCGGCTTGCCCATCTGGCGAACGTGCCCATGCGTCGGACTCCTCCTTCGTGGCGTCGTAGTCGCCGTTCATGGCGGCGTCTGCGATGGCGGTCAGGCCATGCTCCCGGCAGTCAGCGACGAGCTGGCTGAGCGGGAAGGCCAGCGGACTCTTGTAGTCGTCGTAATAGCCCTCCCGGGCGGCGGCGATCATGGAGGGCGGTGCCCCGGCCTGAGCCAGGGCACTCGCCAACCTCTCGGAGGTCGCTTCGGTCACTGAGAGAACAGGTCGGTGGGAACCGATGCGGCCTGCGGCGCCGGGGGCCGGTACTGCGCCGTGTAGAGCTTCGCCGGGTTCATGCCCGGCTCGGCCTTTGTCTCCCCGGTGAAGGCCACAGCCAGCAGCCCGCCCACGTCGACGGACTCAGCCCCGGCCTGGCGGGCGGCGGTGCCGATGGCCGACATCATGCTCTCGCCGCTCCCGGTGGCCGGGGTGAAGCGACCGCCCTTGGCCCACAGGGCTACGGGGTCGGCGTCGCCCTCGGGCTGGAGGGTGATGACGAACAGCATCATCGGCTGGCCCGACGAGAAGAACTTGGGCTGGCCGGTCTTGGGGTCGGTCTGCTGCTGGTGGGAGATGGCGGTGATGACGCCGATGTACTTGTCCCCGATGTTGTTGAAGCTGGCGGCGCTGGAGGATTCCAGGTCACCCACCGGGATGGAGTTGGTGCTGCTCATGCGATGTCCTTTGGTTCGTGGGTTTGTGGTTGCGTGCTGCTACCCGGGAACAGGTTGAGGACCCGAGCGACCTCGGCCTCCTCCTGCGCCTCGGGCTTGGGCGGGCCGAACGGGAGTTCGTACCGCCGTTCGACGTCATCAAGGAGAGCCTCGATGGCGGCGAGCTGGTCGACGTCCAGGTCCTTGCCAGACCGGGGTGTCGGAATGTCTTGGGGCCACAGCTTGCCCAGCCCCTGGCGGGCTTGGGCGTGCTGGCCGATGAGGTCGATGCGCTCTTGCAGCCAGGCCCGGTACTGCTGCCAGTAGGGCTTGGTCGCCTCCTGCGCTGATAGACGTCTATCAGCTTCCAGCTCTGCGGCGTTGTCCACAGGCTGTGGAGAACCGCTGGGGATAACTCCGCTGGGGTGGTGCGCCTTGCTCTCGTCCAGGGCGGCGACGCTGGCCTCCAGTTGGGCCATGAGGTTGCTGTCGGTCGTGGGGATGGTCATGCCGCTGGCGTTGGTGGCGGGGGCGTAGAGCTGCTGCGGCTTGCGCTTGGCCCACTCCCGGGCACGCATGGAGAGCTGGAACGCCTCCCAGCCAGCGTCGAGGTCGACCAGGTACAGCTCGACCTCGGCCTCGCCCGCTTTGAGCCAGATGATGAGGCCGTGGTGCTGCTCCACCGGGGGCATGGGCTGGCTGGTGTCCTGGCTGCCGTCCTTGGCCGGTCCCTGCCGATAGAGCCGTTCGCCCCGGCTGTACCCGGCCAACTGCACGGCGATGGACTGCCAGGAGTATTCCAGGTTGGCCCCCGTTTTGAGGTCAGCGATCAGTGGGAGGTCGAAGCCCGGGACCACAGCCAGGCGGTCGGCGGTGCCTGCGACCTGCCAGGAGTCGAGCACGGTCACCAGCTCCACCGCTCCCGGCGTGATGGTGATGCCCGCAGCGGCCATGGCGTTGACGTAGGCGTCCACGTCCCGCTCTGTCTCGGTGGTCAGGTGGGCGGGCGTCCGGCCCAGGTCGACCAGGGCGGTGATGGTGTGCAGGCTCGATCCCATCTGGCGCCGGTCGTTGGCTCCCCCGACAGCAGCGCAGTCGGTCACCAGGCGCTTGCACTCAGCCTTGCTGGAGTCCCCGGCGTACCAGGGGTCGCCCTGCGTGCGGGCCAGTAGCGCCTCCCACTCGGCCCGGAGTCCCTTGCGAATGATGATGCCGCTGGCGGTCATGCTGGCCTTCCAGTCGGCCAGCCCGCCCCCGGAGTCCAGGGTCTTGGCGACGGTCGTGACCCGGGTGTAGCCGACCGGCTTGCCCCCGGTCGGCGGGACGATGAGGTAGCGGTCCCACTGGTCAAGGCGGGAAGGTTCGGGCGAGTTGCCCAGCTCGGAGAGCGGGATGGTGGTCGTCATGGGATGCTCCTCGGTGGGGTGGGTGGGTTGCTCCAGGTGCGGTGCCCGGACGAGGACTCATGCGGTCCTCGGTGGCCGTCGACAAGCTGGCATCGCCAGGAGCGGTAGCGCCCGTTCAGCTCGGTCTTGACGGCGGGGCAGCGGTTGGCGGTGCGACGGTAGTCGCTGACAGGGCGGCGGGTCATAGAAGCTCCGTGATGACGATGTGGACGCCTGGCGGTGAGTTGTACCGCTTGGCTGTGACGAGAGAGCAGACCTGGGCGTCGTCGTGCCACAGCCCGGAGTCGGTGATGGAGTCGCAGACGGCCCGGACCAGCTTGTCGAGGTCGGGCATGACGGCGGGGTGGGGCGGGGCGCTCGGGTGTAGCTCGCCCGGGCCGTGGTTGCGGTTGACCGGCCAGAAGTGGTCCTGGGGCCGGGGCAGGTCGAAGCCCAGCCGCAGCTCTACCGCCCCCGGGATCGGCGGCTCCTCCAGCGCAGCGACAGCGGCCTGCACCGTGCCACGCCAGACGTAGACGCCTGCGGGGTACTTGGCGCCTCCGTTGGCGAAGTGCTGCATGGAGCCTTGGGGCCGGGGCAGCCCCCGGACGTCACACTCGATGCGGCGGGGATGAATGTGGATGGGGTCGAGCCGGTCGGCCAGGCAGCATGTGAAGCCGCAGTCGTCCTCGCCCACCCAGGAGCGATAGACGTGGCGCTCGGTGACGGTCACAGCTTGATCGGCGGGGCCAGCTCGGGGAACAGCGAGAGCTGCTCGTCCCGGCGCCGACGCTCCCGGGTGCGGGGCTTCTCGGGGGTGCGCTCCCGCCAGTCGGCCCGGCGACCGGAGTGGCCGGGACGCCACCGGGACCAGATGCCGTTCTTGCTGCTCTTGACGTGCTGGCCGCAGCCGCACTCGCACAGGGGCGGGTCGCCCTTGGCCTGTACCCGCCCCCGGCTCATGCCACGTCGTCCCGCAGCTTGGGGCGCAGCATGACCTCCAGGTCGGAGCGCCGGAACTGGAGCTTGCTCCTGGGGGTTGCCTGGATGAAGGGCACCTTGCCAGCTCTGACCCAGCGGTGGAGCGTCTGAGGATGGATGCCGAGGAAGGCAGCGGCCTCCTCCCGGTCCAGAAGGATATGTCGGGGCATGAGAACAGTGTAGTCCCTTGCTCAGCCCTTGTCAAGTTTGCTGATAGACGTCTATCAGGAGCGAGGCTCTAAGAGGCGTACAGGGGGGTCTAAGCGGAATCCGTGAAGCCCCCCATACTCACCCATTTTCCGATTTCTAGCGCCTCTAAGCGGACGCCCCGGATTTATTCCCACGCCTAAGCCCCGGTCAGCGGAGAGCCTTACTCCCCTACAGGCCCAGCCGAAGCGCCGGTCCCAGCCCCGGTCAGCCATGTCTCAGGCCAGTCCAGGGTCGAACACCTGTGCGGAAAATCGGCTTTTGCTGTGAAGCGTGTCACAGCCAGACCGCCAGGAGGATTCCGAGCAGGAAGCCCGCTGCCATAGCCCCGAGGGCGAGGCAGGTAGCTAGTAGGAGCCAGGCGGCTCGTCGTCGTGTGCCGCCTCGGCCTCCAGCCTGCGGAGGAAGCGGTGGTAACGGTCGTGACGCTTCACCCCGAACACCGCCCATGCGAGGAAGGTAGTCACCGTGGCGACCGTGCCCAGCCCGACCCCGAGCAGGAGCCACTCGGCGTCGGTGAGCACGTCAGGTGATCGGAGCGGTCCAGGCAGCGCCCCATGTCTCGGGGCCGACGATGCCGTCGACGCCCAGGTGCTTCTCGGTCTGGAACTGGCGGCAGACGTGCTCGGACTGGTCGCCATAGAGGTCGTCCACAGCGATGCTCCAGCCCCGGGCTGCCATCTGTCGCTGCCAGGTCGCCGTGCCGTGGCCGGAAGTGAAGTTGACCAGCAGCGTGCCGGGGAACGGGGGTGCGCCCCCGGTCGGCTGGCTCGGCGGGGGAGTCGGCGCTGCACCGGGGGCGCCGCCCGCCATCTCTAGCACCCGGTCGAACGGGAAGCCATTGCCACAGTCGACGTGCCCGCCCCCGGCAGCTCCGAGGTCGATGTGCTGGCAGACGCCGTGGGTCGTGGAGCGCACCAGCGGGATGCCGAAGGCGGCAGCCTCCTCAGCGATCCAGCTCGCACAGTTCTGGAGCATGTGCGGGTGCTGGTCCCACTCGGCGGTGCTCCAGGCAGCGAAGCCACACAGCTCCAGGCTCACGGCCTGCGGGTTGAAGTCGGCCTGCGTCCAGCTCTTGTTCGGGCGCTCGACGTAGATGCCGACCGTGTTGGGCTTGTCATCCGCCCCGGCATGGGAGCTGACCTCGTTGGCCGGGTTGGCGAAGAAGTTGCCCAGGCTCTCGATGGTCCGGGCGCCCTCGGCGGTGTGGATGACGATGATGGTGACAGGAGTCCCGCCCCGGCTGGAGTAGCAGGGCGACGGCATGGGGATGCGGGTCAGGCTCACCGCTGGCCCTCGTAGCCAATCTCGTCCGTGTCCTCGCCCAGCCAGCGGAACGGCCCTTCACGGAGGTCGGGGATGATGGCTGGGTGGGTCTGCTCCCGGCCAGGCTCGGGGCGGGGCCGGGGCCAGGTCGTGGTGGCGCCCTCCATCTGGAGGCCGTTGAAGATTTCGGTCGGGACTGATAGACGTCTATCAGCGTCCTGGTCGAAGGGCTTGTCGGTCATGTGAGCGGGGTCCCGTCTGCGGCGAAGTAGAGCTTGGCGACCGGAATCCAGTTTGCCTGAGTGAGCGAGAGGAGGTCGGCGTCGGTCACCTGGGTCTGGTCGACGCCGCCGTTCGGCTGCTCCACCTTGTCGGCCACCCCGGGTCCGGCAGCGGCCATGCGGGTGAAGCAGGCGATGACCCCACCGTCGTCCCGCAGTACGGCGTCGGCCAGGGCCACGACCTGAGCGTCGCCGGACCCCTGGTAGGTGGTCGCCTGCTGGGTGCAGGCGGCGGCGTTGCGCTGGTTGAAGATCGGGTCTTGGGCCAGTTGGGCTTGCGATTCGTAGCTCATGGTGCCTCCTTGGTGGTCACGGACTCCCTACGTCCTCGACGGTGATGCCGCATGGGCCTGTGCGGAACTCGCCTGCGGAGATGCTGCCAGCAATCAGGAAGGTGCGGGATTGGGTCGAGGGCGGATCGTAAATGTGGAAGCCGCCCCCATTGATGGACTGCCCGCCTGTGCTGCCCACGGCCACCGGGCCGTTGAATAGCGTCTGGCGGTTCTCGGGGCTGCCCCAGTCCCGAAGGTCAAAGAGCAGGTTCCCGAGGGCGGTCACGTTTCCGCCCTGGTACCAGGCGCTGATCTTGTAGCGGCGACCGGCCTTGAAGGACGAGCCGTGCGATTGGATGATGGTGACGTAGGTGGCGTGGCACCAGGCTCCAGTCCCGACCACGGCGTCGATGACGCCCATGGGCTTGCCGATCCACTTGGCCCCGTTCCATTGCCAGGGCGTGTCCGTGTCGGTGAACCACGCCTCGGCGCCCTTGGGCGGGGCGGGCCACCGGGCCTGGCAGTCGGCCAGGCTGGCGAACACGTTGGGCTGGGTGAAGGTGGGCGGGGTGTAGAAGGGCGGCTGGGGGATTGCCAGCGTGCCGGGGCGGCGGTCGGTGATGTTGGCCGGGTCGATGGCTGCCGACCCACCCGGGATCGCCACCTGGGCCAGGACCACGGCACCGGGGGGCACGTCGGGTACGACCGGGGTCCCGCTGGCTACGCCAGTGACGCTGGTGTAGATGAAGTCGTTGTTGGCGCCGTTGTCCAGGTCGGTCCCCCGGAGCTGGCAGATCACCAGGTCAATGCGGTCGCTGCCGGTGGCCCCGGCTGGCGCCAGCGCAACCTGCTCGGGGGCGTCCGAGACACAGAGACAGGTGCCGGTGGCGTTGGGTGTCGGGACAGCGATCTGGCCCGGGTCCACGTTCACGGTCATGCCCGAGGAGAAGGTGACTGCCGCCCCGTCGCATTGCGGGTTGGGCCAGAGGGCACCTGATAGACGTCTATCAATGGCAGCCGGGTAGGTGCCTGCTTGCAGCCAGAGCGGGGTCAGTCGGGTCATGTCATCTCCTCGTCAAAGCATCGACGTCACGGTCGGCCTTGGTCAAGAGGTCGACCAGTTGCAGCCCCGGTCGGCCCACGGTGAGCTTGATGTCCTCCTGGCCGTCGTCCCCGATGTCCCACTCGATGCCGAGCACCCGGATGGTGGTGTTCACGTTCAGCCGCCCGACCAGGATGATGAGCGGGCAGACGTCGCCCATGTTGGGGAAGCCCCAGCGGTAGAAGCCGGGGCGCAGCCCCAGCGAGTAGCTGGGCACCAAGATGCCGAGCTGGTTCAGGTCGCCCTTGGCCTTCTCGTCCAAGGTGCTCTGGATGCTGACGTCGGAAGCGTTGTCGATGGCCTGCCACAGTCCTACCGGGACCCGGGTGATGTTGTCGGCCTCGGGCAGCCAGTATTCGGCAAAGAGCTGGGCTGGGTTGTTGGAGTCGGGCTGCTGCCCGATGACCCGCTCGTAGTTGGCGTAAGAGCCAGAGTCCACGGTGCGGGTCACGGTCGCCACGGTGGAGCCGTACATGAGCACGACGTCTGGCCTCGGGACGCCCTGGTTGGGGTTGCCGTCGCCGCTGGCGTTGTAGAAGGTCCGCACCTTGTCCTCTGTCTCCCACCACTGGCCGGGGCGCAGGTCGTAGTCGAAGCCGCCGTCCACCTTGGCGAGGTCGTCCAGCGCCTGGCCGATCTGCGTGTTCGCCGGGTAGCTCCGGTCACGGAGCACGCCTGAGTAGGGTCGGTTCTCGGTGCCGTCCGGCATGGTGAACTGGATGCTCATGGGCAGGTAGCAGCCGGGCCGGAAGTCGTAGGGCGTCCCACTCGGGGGACTGGTCCCGGCTGCGCCCGAGCTGGTCATCTCGCTGGCGTAGTGGTTGACCAGCCAGACGCAGATGTCGTCCTGGTCGTCCTGGGTCACGGCGTAGGTGGCGGTCAGGTAGCGGCGCTGGAGCAGCGAGAGGTAGTCGTGGCAGACCACGTTGATGGAGTACGCCTCCTCGGAGAGCTGGTCCTCGGTGTGGTCAACGATCCCCCGGAACACGCAGATGTCCTCTCCGCTGGCCTCGTCCCAGCGCCGGACCACGACGTCGGTCGCCAGCTCTTGGATGAGCTGGGCCTGGGGGCTGCGTCCGTCGATGACGAACGAGAACTCGGCGGTCTGGCACCAGGTCCGCACCAGGCGGCGGCTGCGGGCGTCGGACAGGTCGGAGATGAGGGTCTGCGTCCAGCTCTGGCGCCGGAACGACCGGCTGTGCAGCGTCACGATCCAGCGCCCCCGGCCCTCGGGGATCGGGGTCCCCGGCACAGCGGCGGCAATCTCGTAGTAGCCGAAGGTGAGCTGGGCCTGCTCGGTCTGGCCGAAGTAGAAGATGACCGGCACGTCGTCGGGGGTGGAGTAGCTCGGGGTGTTGAAGCTCAGGGCGTCCTTGCTGGCCGTGAAGTTCACGTCGATCCCGCCCACCGTCACCCGGTTGATGGCGTGGAGGCCGCTGCCGATGACCGAGACAGCGGTCCCGCCGAAGGTCGGGCCGGTGCTCGGGTCCATGGCCCGGACGTCGGGCGGGATGAAGGTGAAGGCGTTGGGCAGCCATGCCTGCCCTCGGGTGGGCAGGTAGTTAGCCAGGTGGTTGTAGGCCGAGAGTTCGGCCAGGCCCGACTTGGTGGCGGCGCCGGTTTGGCCGGTGATGGTGTAGTCGTCAACGACCACGGCGTCGACCAGGGGCGCCCCGCCCAGGTAGACGTTGCCGATGCCGGTCAGGTGGGTGCCCTTGATGGTTACGTCGTCCCCGCCGCCCATCGCCCCGTTGGCCGGGGTGACGGAGGCCAGTGTCGGGTCGGGGTAGTAGTAGGCGAAGCAGCACGTTCCGGTGACCGAGCCGCCCTGCACCATCTCGACCACGAAGCCGCCGACAACGTGAGCTGGGAAGGTCAGGTCGTAGCGCCCGCCGTCGTACTTGGTCCCCGGGATGGCTGCTCCACCCTGGAAGCGGAAGGTGGCTGGGCTGGCGTCAAAGCTCGGGTTGAAGCGCCCGTAGGCCCGGATGACGTCGCCCCCGGCGCTGCTGCCCTCATAGGGTGTCAGGCTCTGGAAGTTGCCGGTCGAGCTGGGGTTGTTGGGCGGGTAGTTGGTGTAAGGCGCCTTGCCCAGGTAGTCGGTCATGCCATGAAGCCGTCCTGCCAGTATGCCTGGACCTGGGTGATGCCCGAGGCGCCCTCAGCGAGGATGCCCAGCACCAGGTACGGCACGATGCGGCTCGGGGGGATGAAGGGCCAGTAGGCGACGTTGCCCCATTGCACCTGGTCATAGAGCGACTGCGTGGGGTCGCCGTTCAGGTAGACCAGGCGCCGGGCGCAGTCGATGTCGACGTAATCCCCGGCGTTGAGCACGAAGCTCGGCAGGAAGTCGAACAGCGCCGCCACGCCCCAGGCGTACTGGTTCCAGACCTCGATCACGATGGCGCCACCGGGGCCATGCACCCGGAGTAGCGGGTAGACGTTGACGTCGCCGTCGTTGACCAGATGGGCTGTGGTCGCCGCCCCACCCCCTGCCGGGTAGCTCCGGTCGTAGCGCAGGTCGTAGGTTCGGCCTGGCCCGCCCTCGATCCCGGCCCAGGCGAAGGCGGTCTTGGTCACGGCGGATCGGGCCACCGGGTCGGCTGCCACCCACTGGAGCTGAATGTCCCGCTGGTAGGGGCCGACGATGGGCCAGGTGTAGTTCGCAGCTCGCAGGGTCAGCGTGCGCTCGGGCGTCCCGGGCCGGTCGAGGACGTAATGCAGCACCGGGCGCTGGCTGGGGTCCATGAACGGAGCGAAGCGGGAGGCCACGTCGTCAATGACCGCCCCCGCCCCGGCCAGGGCCGTTATCTCGGCGGTGACGATGCGGGAGCCGAGGAGCTGGGTCCGGTCGTCCTGGCCCCACTGGTCGGGCTTGTTGTTGACGACCTCCCGCACGATGGGCGAGCCGAGGTCGAGCTTGGTGCAGAAGTAGCCCACGCCCTCCAGGGGCACGGAGTAGCTGCCCAGCGTCAGCCAGGCCCGGCGCACGCAGGTCGGGGCCGGGATGCCCCGGACCTCGGGTGGGGGTGGTGCCTGCTGATAGACGTCTATCAGCTTGCTGCGGTCGTAGGGCGGGGCCAGGTCGGTCATCCGACGCTCCTTGCGAGCTGGGTAGAGGCGACCCAGGCCACCCGGCGCATGAAGCTCTCCACGTCCAGCTCGGTGGAGAACTCGGCGTGTTGGATGACGACGGCGGGTGCGCCGCTCATCGCCCTCGGGGCGTTGGGTCCGGTCAGGGGCACGACGGCCTCGGGGCCACGCTCACCGATGAGGGCGATAGTCGGGCTGGTGACGATGCCGCCCGCCTCCAGCTTGGAGAGAGCGCCCAGCGCCTTGCCCACGATCCCGCCACCGGGGAGTGACTTGACAGCGTTGGTGGCGTCCGAGACTGCGCCCTTCACGTCGTTGACGATGCCCTGCACCACGCCCCAGGCCCGCTGGAATGGCCCGGCCAGGGCGTCGTAGATGCCCGAGAAGGTGTTGCGGATGCCTGACACGATGCCCGAGAAGAAGCCGGTGATCCCGCCCCACAGCCCCTTGATGAACGAGATGGCGTCGGCGGCTGCCTGCTTGGCCCCGGACCAGATGCCCGAGAGCAGGCGCTCTACGCCACCGACGATGCCCGAGAAGAAGCCGGTCAGGGTCGACCAGATGGACTTGATGAAGCTCAGGGCGTCCATGGCGTAGCCCTTGATGGTGGAGAAGTTCTTGTAGATCAGCGCAGCGGCCAGCCCGATGGGGCCAAACAGGATGCCGAGCAGCAGCGGCCAGTTGGCCTTGATCCAGTTCCAGACCAGCTTCACGGCGTCGAGGATGCCGTGCCACACGACGTCGGCAGCCTTCTTCAGATCGTTCCATGCCTGCTTCAGCAGCCCGGTCTTGACCAGGACGATGACGATGATGGCGACCAGGGCCACGATGGCGACCACCAGCAGCACGATGGGGTTGGCGTCCATGGCGGCGTTGAGCAGCCACTGAGCTGCGGTCTGGATTTTGGTGGCAGCCGAGAGCAGGCCCAGCTCGATCTTGGTCCCGAGCGCAGCCGCCCTCGCCGCCTCCATGGCCCCCTGCCCGATCTTCATGGCGCTGCCCAGCCCGGCCATGGCGGCGCCCGCCGTCTGGAGGCTCTTGCCGTACTTCTCCCCGAAGGTGGCGATGTTGTCCTCGGCCTTGGCCTTCAGGGCTGAGAGCTTGCCGCCGAAGGTGTCGGCAGCCGCAGACGCCTGGCCCTTCAGCTTGTCGCTGAGCTGGGTCATGGCGTCCTTGTTGTTCATGGTCGCCTGTTTGAGGTTGGCCTGGGCGGTGGCCTGGTTCTTGTGAGCAGCGATGGCCTTGGCCGTCGCATCGGTCACAGCCTGGTTGGCGTTGCGGAGGGCGATCTGCTCGCTGGTGGTTAGCTTGGTCTTGCCCGCCAGGAGGGCGTGCTCGTCGGCCAGCTTCTGCTTGGCCTTCGCCAGGTTGGCGTCAGCGGCCTGGGCCTGCACGGTCGCCTTGGTGGCGTCGACGGTCATCGACTTGGTGCTGGTGACCGAGATGCCGAACTGCTTTAGGACCCGGGTGTTCCCGGCATACGCCTGGGCCATCATCTCGGCGGCAGAGCTGAGCGAGATGTGCTTGGCGGCTGCCAGGTCCGAGGCGGTGCCCAGCTCGGCCAGCGCCTTCTTGGGGTCGTTGGTGGCCGAGGTCAGGACCCGGAGGGCGTCCTGGGTGGAGACAGCGGTGTTGCCGAACTTCTCCTGATGCTTGATGGCCTCCTCGACCTGGGTGTCGTAGCCGTCGTAAGCCTTGCCGGTGGCGGCGACCGCAGCCTGGAGCTGCTGGTGCGCTGCCTGGTCCTTGGACCCCAGCCCCTGGAGGGCTGTGCCGATCCCGGCCACAGCGAAGCCGACCCCGGCCATGACGGCGGGAATGTCCCCGGCGTGCTCCTTGATGTTGTTCAGCGCCTCGCCAACGCCCTCCAGCGCCTCCTTGAACGGGGCAAAGACGCCGCTCTTGTTGAGCGCCGCCAGCATCGGGGCGAAGGCGTCCTTCATCCCCGACCCGGCGCCCTTGGCGACGGAGGTTACGTCAGCAACGCTGCTCTTGAGCTTGGAGAAGTCGGAGAGGAAGCTGACCTTGATGGTCGGGCCAGCCACGGCTTACCGCCTTCGCTGCTGGGCGGTGGCCCGCTGGAGTGCCTCGCTCTCGGCCCTCATCTGGTTGAGCATGGCCTCCCACAGCTCGTCGCTGAGGTCATCGACCTCAGCCGGACTCATGTGGAAGTAGGCGCAGACACCAGCGATGATTGTGGCCCGAGAGCGGAGGTAGGGTCCCCGTCCAGCAGCTCGACCTCACAGTCGTAAGCGTGCGCCCACAGCGAGCCGATGTCCCGCTGCGGGTGGTCCCGGTACAACAGCCGGAAGGCGAGGACCTGGGTGGGGCGCTGCTCCTGCAAGTCCCCGAACGGGGTCGGGTCCAGGTGGGCGAGCTGGTCGAGGAGGCGCTGGCTGGGCAGGCGCTTGACGAAGGCGAGCGTGGCTTGCAGCTCGGTGGGTAGCGGCTTGTTGGCGCCGTTGGGCAGCGGGGCCGGGGCCAGCTCGCTCACGTCGGTCACGGAGCCACCCCGGCGACCCAGGCCGAGCCGTCCCAGTGGTTGCCGGTGTAGTCGGCGGTGATGACGTACTGGCCGGTGTCCCAGGCCGTGGCCGGGCTGGCGGTGATGCCGGTGAGCGCAGCCAGGTCAGCCGGGGAGAGCGCCCCAACCGGGGTGAAGTAGCCGGGCATCCCGGCGTTGGCGCCAGTGGCAGCCACGGCGCCCCGGTCCACGCTCGGGGCAGCGATGAGGTTCCAGTCGATCTGGACCTGCGAGCCAGCCCCGGCGTCGCCCATGAGAATCTCAAAGGGCTGGGGGATGGCGAGGCCCGAGATGACCGGGTTGTTGGCCGACGCCACCCGGGAGGAGTAGGGGCGGGCCTTGAACGGGCAGGACTGGCCGGTGGCGGCATAGCTCTCGTATGCCTGCTCCAGCGTGTCGTAGACGGCCCCGGCGTCGAAGCTCTGGTGGAACGTCACCCGGAGATGCCACTTGGTCACGCCCGGGTAGTCAGTCTCGGCGCAGAAGCTGGTGATGGTGACCGGCTTGTTCTCCGGGGCAATCTCCAGGTGCTGCACCAGGCAGCGGAGGTTGACGCCTTGCAGCTCAAAGTAGGCGTCGTTGAGGATGAGCGGTTGGGCTGGGACCGGGACGGGATCGCCCGTCGCAGTCTGATGTGGGTGCTCCAGTACGGTCATGGCGTCCTCCTTGATAGACGTCTATCAGCCCCCGGCCTGCGGCCAGGGGTAGCTCTCGATGGATGCCCCGGTCGCCTTCTCGACCTGAGCGTAGAACTCCTGCTCGCCCTCCTGGGCGGTCGGGTACACGGTGCGGCCCTCGGCCACATACGGGCGCCCTCGGCTGCCGCCGAACTCCACCCACCCGGCGTAGACGACCTCCCGGCCCAGCACCAGGCCGAACAGAGCGTCGACGGCGGGAGGCTCAATCTCGGCGCTCCCGGCCAGCGTCCCCGAGATGTAGGGCTGGGCGTTGGAGAGCCGGTCACGGAGCTGGTTCTCAAAGGTGGACAGCGACTTCTCGATGTCGGCGGGCAGGCGGTCCACCCAGGCAGCCACGGCGGCGGTGGCTTCGGCCTCCCCGATGACCTGTACCTCGTCAGCCATCCAGCGCCACCTTGAACTGCACCCGGCAGGCCAGGTAGTTGGTCTTGGCGATGAGGAACACCCGAGGCCCGCTGACTGTCTCCAGCACCCAGTTCTCTGGCTCGGTGCGGGTGCGGGCCAGCGTGTAGGCCACCAGGTCCTCCAGCGTGGCGATGCCAGGACCGGGGCTGAGCCGGGCAGCCACGCAGGTCACGATGATGCGGCCAGTGATCCAGCAGATGGTGTCCGGGGTCAGCCACGGCTCGCCCCAGCCCAGCATGAGGGCGGGAGGCTCCAGGGCGTCCACCAGCGAGATGAGGACGTGGGGGTCGGTGTCCTCGATGGGGGCGAGGACCGCCGCCAGCTTGTCTCGGGCTTCGGTCAGGTTCATGCCACGCCAGACGCCCCCGTCAGGGTGAGGGCGTACAGCACAGCGGCGTGCCGCCCGAAGCCCGAAGTCGGGGCGACCATGGTCCCGGCGTCACCGGAGCCGACGCCACCGTTGTAGGTGGCGGGTGCCTTGTACCACTCCACGGCCCGATTGACCTCGGTGCGCTTGACCAGGGACGGCACCGGATCGGTGATCGGCACGATCCAGTCGTCGGCCAGGATGCGGTCGACCTCCAGCGAGGCGGCGTCGAGGCAGTCCTGCAAGAGTTGGGTGTTCGACGCATTGGCGTCGATGCCCAGCGCCTGGGCGAGGTCATCGGGCGTGGCGTAGCTCACTGATAGACGTCTATCAGGTCCGGCGACGGCGTGCCGTCGTGGGCGGTGGGTCGTCGTCGTCGCCGTTGTCCGGCTCGGCGGGCTGGGGTTCCGGCTCGGGAGCTGGCTCGGGAGCGGTGCTGGCCCGGCCTGCACCGCCTGTGGCGGTCACGGTCAGCACCTGGCTGTTGGAGCTGGCGACGCCCCGGGTGATGGCCGTGATGGTCTGCGTCCCGACTGCGCTGGCCTCAGCGACGTAGCGCAGGGTCGTGGCGTCGACGTACTGCGTGAGCTGCATGACGCCATCTACCACGACCTCGGTGGCGCTCTTGAAGCCGGTGCCGGTCACGGTCACCGGGGTCGGGGTGTCCACGACGATGCTGGTTGGGGCCAGGGCGTCGACGGTCGGGACCGGGGGCGCTGTCAGCTCGGGCGGGAGGCTCTGGTCGTAGTAGGCCGTGAGCATCCTGCGGATCGGCAGCGGGGTGTCGTCGGCGTCAGCGTCGCCCGTCACCGGGGCCACGAAGCCCGGGTGCGGGCTGACGCTGCTGCTGACCATGCTCACCGGGTCAGGGTCCGATCTTGACGGCGCCGTTCTGCTCCGCAGGCGGCGTGTTGGAGGGACCGGCCTCCTTGGTGGTCGGGCGGTAGTGCGCCAGCGCCTCGGCCACAGCCACCTGGCGACCCAGGAGGGACGGCTCGGGAGCCTCCAGAATCGGGAAGCTGTAGACGTAGGACTCCAGGGCGTAGTCGTTGCCCATGTAGATCGTGGTGTCGGCAATCGCCGGGGTCACGATCTGCTGGAGGCCCAGCGGCCCGACCGAGAAGTCGGCAAGGCTGCCCTGTCCGAAGGCGTTGGCGGCGCCCAGGAACGGGAACAGCGGACGACCTGCGGCGTCGACCAGCTTGCCCAGCATGGCCCAGCCCCCGGCGCCGTAGGCGATCCAGGTGGGCAGCTCGTTGGTGTTGGTGTAGACCAGCGAGGCAGCGTCGTAGAGCGCAGCCAGCACGACGGCGGGGTCACTCTCCCCGGCTGCCAGGGTGATGTGCGCCGTGGTCTGGTCGACCTCGTTGATGGCCGAAAGCTCGCCCTGGTAGGCGACCCGCTTCTGGAGCTGGGCAACGATGAGGTCCCAGCCCGAGGGCTGGAGCGACATGAGCTGCTGTGACACGTTGAGGTAGCCCCCGACCGTGCCCAGGCTCACGTTGTCGACCTTGATGTCGAACGCCTTGGAGGCCAGCTCCTCCTTCTGGAGCGCCTGCACGTCGGCGCCGCCAGACTTGAAGGCAGCGTCCACGATGCGGGGCCGGGTGAAGGTCATGGCGTTCGGGGCCGGGCGGCGCCCGATGGCCGTGAGAAACGGCTGGCCCTTGGGGTAGAGGTCGATGACCGGGCCGACCACCGGCACGACGTACAGCCCGCCCACGCCACCGGCTACCGGGGTCGTGAGTGCGGGGTCGGTGCCCATGTGCTCGGCGGCACGCTTCATCACCCGGTCCCAGCGCCGCTTGGCGTCCTGGTCCTCGGAGCTGTGAGTGCTGCCCCACTGAGCATGGAGGCAGTCCCACACCATGTCGCCAGCGGAGCGGTACTTGATGGCGCCCGGCTCGGGGCCGGGGGTCGGCTGGAGCAGCTTCGCCCTGGCGTCGGCGTCCATCTCCTTCTCCTGGCCGACGATGCGGATGAGTTCGTCCAGCTTGTCGATGCGCTTGAACGCCTTGTCCATCGCCTCCAGCTCGGGATCGGTCGGGTCCCGGTTCTGATCGGTGGCGAGGTTGCGAAGTGCGTTGACGGTGTTGAGACACTGATCCCGTTCACCGAGATAGCCCTCAACCAGAGCGTTGCCCATGTGTCCTCCTGGGTCGTGTGGTCAGTCCTCGGGCGGATCGGTGCCACAGACCCGGGCGGGGCGGCTGCCGAAGCAGGGCGCTGGCGTCACCGGCTGCCTGTGGTGGCGGCTCTCGTCACCTTGGCTGCCGATGAGTGTGGCTGATAGACGTCTATCAGCGCAAGGACTTCACCAGAGACACCAGAGCGTAGGCGGCGATGACGCCGACCTCGATGAGCAGGATGACGGTCTGCGTGGTGGTCATCGGACAGTCCCCAATCCACCCGGGCGGGTCACGCCGTAGGTTTTGAGCAGCTCGCCTTGCTCGCTCTGCGTCTTGGGGATGCGAGCCAGTAGCTCATCCCACTTGCGGCGGCGCTCGGCGGCTTCGGCCTGCTGAGCTTCGGCTGCGGCTGCCTCGGCGGCAAGCCGGTCCTCCTCCTCCTTGGCAGCCCGGGCCAGGTCGTCGGCCTCAGCCCGGTAAGCCAGGACCTGGGCTTGCCGGTAGGCGCCCCGAGGCTCCAGAGCCACGGCGTCGAGATGCGCCTTGGTGCGCCAGCGGATGCCGTCCTGCTCGACGGTGTTGGTGCCCCGAGGCAGCCGGAACTCGATGCTCAGCTCAGTGATCCCGGCCTCCAGCAGCGTGCCCACGTCGTCGGCCTTGGTGGGCAGCACGGTGACGTCGCCCCACAGCCCGTCCGGCTCATCCCGCAGAGCGACGAACGGACCCAGGTAGCCCAGCCCGCCCTCATGCCGGTGGACGAGGCCGATGCGGTTCACGACCCCCTTCTCCCGGCTGCCGACCTGCGGGGCGAAGGCGCCACGCCGGAAGCCCTCCCGGTAGATGTCGAGCTTGCCGTCCGGCAGCTCGTCCAGCACATCGGCCACCGTGTCGTAGGGCACCAGGCGCCCGGTGAGCTGTCGGCCTTTCGGGGTCAGGGTGGCCGTCACCGTTGAGGGGAAAGCCCTGATGTAGTGGAAGTCGGTCAAGAGTCCTCCTCTCGGGGTTGGGCTGATAGACGTCTATCAGCGATGTGCTGCCGGACGGCCTCGCCCAGCTCGACCTCTTGCGGAGTGGGCGTTGCTCCGAGTGGCACAACGCTGTCCAGAATCGCCTCGATGTCAACGGGCTGGTCGCTCACGGTGTCGTCGCTCCTCCTGCTGATGCCCCGGCTGGCGTGCCCTGGCCTTGCGTCACGGCGAGCGAGGTTGCAGGAAGCGGCGGCGGGGCGGGTGCGGTGTTGTCGAGCACGGCCAGGCGCTCGGCCTCACGAATCTCGTCAATGGTGATGGCTCGCTGGCCGGTGGCGGGGTCAAAGATGTTCCAGAGCGCCGTGTAGACGGTGGCCCGTTCGGTGGCGGTGGGCTTGACGTACTCGTCCCGGTTCAGCTCGACCGACTGCGTGGAGGGCAGCGTCCAGTTGCTGATCGCCTCCATGATGGTCGCCGCCTTGGGCTTGAGATGCGCCCGCCAGTGGAAGTCGTAGATGCCCTCGGCGTTCTTGTAGGTCATCGACGTGTCGCCGGACGGCAGGCCCATGAGCAGCGGCGGCACGCCCAGCAGCACCGAGATGCGAGCCTCGTCAAACTGGCGCAGTTCCAGCAGAGCCATGTCTCGGGGGGTGATGTTGAACGGCGTCAGGGTCACGCCACCCGACAGCACAGCCGGTGCGCCCATGGCGCTCATCCGGGCCTCCACGAAGTTCTGCCGCAGCGTCGTGGCCTGCGTCTTGCCCAGGTTGCCGGGGGCGGTGATGACGCCCCATGGGATGCCGCCCCGGGTGGCGAGGTTGGACTGGTAACGCTCCATGGCCTCGACACCAAAGAGGTTGTTGGCGAGCGCCGACAGCGGCCCCATCCCCCTTGGGTAGCCGGGCCAGCTCATGTAGCGCAGATGCAGCACGTCCTCGGAGATGTCGACGCCACCCTGGTCCCGCTGGCCGAAGTAGTAGACCCGGGTCTGCCCGAGCATCTGCACGTCGACCCACTCGGGGTTGAGCATGACCCAGTTGCGGACGGTGCCATCGGCGTAGCGGTTGGTGGCCCACAGGAACGCCTCGCCCGAGTAGTAGGCGATGACGACCTGCTTGAACGCCTCGGTCCAGCCGGTGTAGACCTCGGGCTGCGGATTGCTCATCCAGGGCAGCGGGTCGATGAGCTGGCGTCCGGCCATGCGGTAGGGCGGCATGGTCGAGAGGATGCTGGAGTTCATGTCGATGCACCCGAACACGGTGGACACCCGGCGCATGACCTCGGGCAGCCCCAGTGAGCCGCCCCAGTTGGGGGTGTTCCACTCGGTCGGCCAGCCAGACCACGCCTGCACCTGGGGCCACCAGTCGGGGTACATGACGTGGGTGTTGCCGAAGCCCTCGCTCATGTTCGGCCCGACACCGGGCTGGTCTGGCGGCGGCGGGTTCTCGTTCTCGTTGGGGGGCCAGGAGCGAGGGTCGTCGTAGCCCTCGGGCGTCCAGCCCATGTCGCTGCGAGAGTGGCGCCGGTCGGTGACGACCAGGCCGGATGGGGTCTGGTAGCGCATCCTGGGCAGTCAGGGTAGCGTCAGCGGCTCTTGCGGGCCTTGACCACTCTGCTGATCTGCCCTCGGGTGCCAGCCGTGTTCTTGCGCCCGGAGTAGCGCAGAGCGGCTTGGTGGATGCTCTGGCGCTGGGTTTCGGAGATGCCTGCCTTGCGAGCCTGCGCCTTGGTCGGCACCGGGTAGCGGTAGCCGTTGGCGATGGTGCGGGCCTCGCCAGCCTTGGGCTTGGCTGGTCGATGCACGAAGGCGCTCGGCGGGAGTGCGTTGCGTTGTCTTGCGGTGAGAGCCATGCACCATGATGCGCTGATAGACGTCTATCAGTCCAGCGCCGTTGGTCACCAGACCTGCGGCACCAGCTCCTCGGGAGCGGTCAGCACTCCCCACCGGGCCAGGGTCACGGCGACCAGCGGGGTGATGTCTGCGTGGCCTCGACGCTGCCACGCCCAGCTCTCGCCCACACGCCTCTTGGTGGCAGCGACCACGGCGTCGGTGAGGCGGTAGTCCCCCCGGTGCGAGAGCCGGGCGTGAACGGCGGCGTCGTGGAAGTCGCCGCAGGCTCGGACCAGCTCGGTGAGCGGGATCAGCCGGACCCGGTGCGAGTTGGATTCGTCGTCCCAGGTCATTCGCTCCAGAGCGGGTACAGCAGAAGCAGCCGGTGAGCCACGGTCGATGGTGATGAGGGCGCCCCACTGGTTGGCGCACGCAGCGGCCCGGTTGACTAGGCGCTCCAGGTCGGAGCTGGACTCGATCAGCTCGATGGGCGTGACAGCCTCGCCGTCAGGTAGCTCGGTGATCCCGCAGACGGCGAGGCTGCCACGATCACGCTCGGGGGTGAAGTCCAGCCCGAACGCAATCTGTTCAGTCGGCACGATGTCGTCACGTCGACATGCAGCCCAGGTCACAGCGTCGATGCCGGTGAGCGCCGAGGCATCGGCCCACACGTTCAGGTGCTCACGGAGGAAGGTGTCACGGTCCATGGTCAGGGCGCCATCGGAGAGAGCGTTCTCCAGCACGCCACCGGGCAGCCCCATGCTCGGGTTGGCCTGCACCCAGGCGCTGCGGTTGAACATGACGTCATCGGCCTCGGGGTCGTCGGGCGCCCACTCAAACCAGCACATGGTCGAGGCCGGGTTGGCGACCTCGATGCGCCCGATGTCGGTGTAGTGCTTCCAGAGCAGCGAGCGGCTGTTGCCAGCGTTGGAGAGCAGCCAGATTTGCGCCAGCGGTCGTGCGCTCATGGCGGGCTGGATGGCCGACACGACGCCCATGGTTTCGTGAGCGTGAGCCTCGTCAATGATCGCCAGGTCGATGGACAGCGAGCGCCCCGCCTTCTTCTCGCTCGGGGTGACTGGCATGTAGCGAGAGCCGTTGTTCATCCAGAGGCACTCACGATGGTTGGTGCGGTCGATGCGAGCTACCCGGTCAGCGAAGGCCGGTGACGACATGAGCAGCTCGACGTGCTCGTCCCACTTGGTTCGGGCCAGCCCACGGTCCTGGGCGGTGTAGGCGACGGTGTGCTTGACGGCGATCAGTTCTCGGGCGATGCGGCAGCAGACGACGGTGGTCTTGCCGTTCTGGCGAGCGACCGAGCAGCCGCAGGTCCGGTAGATCGGGACCTTGGTGTCACGGTGGTACTCGCCAGCGACGTCGACCACCAGCTCCTGCCATGGGAACAGGTGCCAGCCCAGGAGCTGGGCCACCTGTCGGTCGAGGTCGCCTCTCGTCGGGTTGCCGGGGTGTCGAGGCGTTCCCCACCGGGGGCTAGAGGTCAGGGAGCGTGCCTGGGTCAAGCTCACGGGCGATCCGTTCCCATGGGTCCTCGGCGTCCTCGTCCTCGACCTCGATGCCTTGCAGCTCCTCGACCGACACGATCAGCGTGGACCGTTCCAGCTTGGCGCCCAGCTCCATGAGCCGGGCGATAGTCCCAGGTGCCATGTTCTCGGGCGACAGCAATCCGAGCGCCTGCACCGCCTTGTGCATAGCGGCCCGCCCAGCAGCACGGTGGATGGCGTGCATACTGCGGATCGCCTCCAGGCGTTCCCGATCCTCGACCCTATGGCAGGCGTCGTCCCAGGCGTCCGACCGCCCACGCCAATCCCACTCCACAGCAAGAGAGCGCACTCGACGCTCGCTGATACCGGAAGTCTGCGCCACCGTCACCATGCGGCGCTGGGTGGGTGGCAGATCACGCCAGATGCGGAAGGCGCCATACGCCTTGGTCGACTCACCGGCCTGCCGATCCCACACCGCTGCATCGGGTAGGTCGAGGTCACTGGCGTCAGGCCACGCCGTCACCATTGGCGTGATGGTGGTGGGATTGATAGACGTCTATCAGTCGTCTGATTGCGGCGCCATCCCAGCGCCGATCTAAGTAGACCCCCCTGCATGTGCTGACAGTCCAGACAGGCGGGCACCAACCGACAGCACCCCGAGCCAGGGTGGTGGTCATGCTGGGACAGGGGTGGGTCATGGTCGGCGCTGTTCGCCACCACTCCGTCACAGACCAGGCGCAGAGCGCAGGGCAGTCGCTGATTCAGGAGAACCCTACGGGCACGCAGGTACTGACCCCCGTAGTGGGTCGTGGTCCGAGGCACGCCCCAACTATTCCACCCGGCAGCCACCCCCGGCCAGCGTCGGCACCCCACCCCCCGGGGTGAGTCGTGGGCGTGAGCGAAGTGCCGGGGTCCCCCCCACCAGTTTTTGGGCGTCAACACTCCCCACCAGACCTATCCCACTTTCTCTCTACCCGGGCGGGTGCTGGGCGTAGCAGAGCGATGCCAGCGGTGATGGAGCGATGGGGGCTGATAGACGTCTATCAAGGCGTCAGCTCGTCCAGGTGCTGTGAGGCCAGGTGAACGAGCAGCCGCAGGCACAGCGCCTGGTTCTTGACGTCCTTGCGCCCCCCGACCTCGGCCAGGGTGTCGAGCGCCTTGTCGTAGTCGGCCATGGCAGCCAGCCAGACGCTCCCGGGTGGCAGCGCCGCTCGGGCGTCTGCGAACGCCTTGGTGACGGCGGGAACCTCGTCGGGGAGGAACAGCAGCGTCACGGTCTGGAAGCTGAGGTTGGCCTCCGACAAGCCCTCCATCCCGACCTGCTCCAGCAGCGCCAGGGTCTTGTCGTCCAGGGCCGAGTACAGCTTCCAGTCGACCGGCCCGATCCGCTCGTACAGCTCCCGCAGGATGGCGGGGTCGTCGTCGCCAGCGATGCTGTTGTGGCTGAGCTGGATGGCGATGCGGCGCTCCCGAGGCAAGTCGTCGTCGGTGACCAGGACCGGCCCGGCGTAGTCGGCGCCCAGCGCCTCGATGGTGGCGTCCCGCCTGTGGTTGCCGGACAGGACCTCGTAGCCGCCCCGCTCCCGGTTCAGCCAGCAGAAGGGGATTTGCGTCGGGTGCCCGTCCCGCCTGATGTTGGCGACCAGGCGCTGGAAGGTTTCGTGCGTCATGTAGCGGGCGTTCAGCTCGACGGGCAGGAGGTCCGAGTAGGCCAGGACCTCGACCCGGACGCTTATGCCGCTGAGGGTTGGAGCTGCGCTCGCTTGCTGTGCCACAGTCGGTAGCCCTCCTCCAGGTCCCACCCGGGCCACTGACGCCCGTAGTGCAGGGTGAAGCGTTGGTTGTAGTAGCTCAGCCCGGCGCCGTGGTTGTAGTGCTTGGTGCCCTCGTCCCGGCGCAGGAGGTCGAAGATGCCCCGGTACTTCATGCTGACCGGGTTGTTGGTGTAGGCGGTGGTGATGATGGAGTAGCTGCGGCGGTTGGTGTACCGCTCGATCAGCCACCGGACCTCATCGGACGTGGCGGCGTAGAGGACGAGCTTCGCCAGGTGGCGGTAGTCGGTCGGGGCCACCGGGAAGTCGGAGAGCAGGTAGCTGTGCGGCCCGGGCAGGTGCTTCTCCCAGTGGGCCATGGTCGGCCCCAGTCCGTAGGCGAACGAGCCGACGAGCACGCCCTCGACCGTCACAGCGAAGGCCAGGCTCGGGGCGCCAGGCACGATGCCCCGGTTCATGTACTGCGAGCGCAGCGCCTGGAACTGCTCCACCCGCAGCTCATGGATGCGGAGCTTGCCGTGCTCGGGCAGGCGCCCGCCCGGCACCAGCCTCCGGGCCAGGACAGGGGCGAGGTCCTGGCGGGGCTGGACGGTGCGGGCGGTGCTGCCCGAGCTGTATGTGTAGAGCGGGATGCCCCGGTTGGTGGTACGGAAAGCACCCCGCAGCCACGGCTCCAGATCGGGTCGTCGCTCGGGGGAGCTGACGATCCAGTCACGGCGGTCACGGATGAGGTTGAGCAAGTCGGCCATGCGGTCGTCGTCCAGCAGCTCGTAGGCGGGCTGGTCCCAGCGCAGGACCTTGTGCAGGTCCTTGAAGTCGCCCTCGTAGCTGTTGCCGTGGAAGGGCGGGAAGCAGGCGAAGGCAGCGTCCCGAGGGGCAGCCCGGGCGAAGTCGAGGACGTCGCCTGCGTAGTAGCCCGCCAGCCGCAGCTTGGCCGCTCGGACGGTCGCCACCGTCTTGGTGTGGAGCTGGGGCCATTGCTGGCGGTAGCCCTCCCGCATCCGTTCGCCGTAGGTCGAGGTCCGGCCCGCACCCCGGAACGCCCGGGTGCCCAGCATGACCGTCGCCACCCGGTCGGCGGGGTCGACCAGGTACGGCTTGATGAAGCCCCAGCTCGCCTCGTACTCAGCGGCCAGCTCGACCTCGGGCACGGCGTCGGTGAACCAGCCGCCGAGAGCGCAGGAGAGGAGCTGCACGTCGTTGCCATGCAGCGGCACGCCTCGGGGCGCCAGGATGCGCTCGATGGTGAAGGCGCCAGAGCAGCCGACGTAGATGCTGGGCGAGGTCCAGCTCCGAGTGTGCTCGCTGACGATGCTCCGCATGTCAGCCGGAACGCTGCCGAAAAAGACCATTTGGGCTATTCCCGTTTCGGGGTGTGAATCGTGGCACAGGTGACCGCTGGTGACCGATTATGGCAGATGCCGTTCCCGTCTAAGCCCCCCACAAGCCCGCCAGGGCGGCGGTGTCGCTGCCCCTTCACACTCACCCATTTTCGGAGCGTCAGCGGCCCACAGCGGGGCACCCGATTTATTCCGCCGATCTAAGCCCCGGTCAGCGGAGAGCAACACCGACCACTGGCATAAAGTTTGCGCCGCTCCTGGGGTCGGTCAGACCGGCCTCGGGCCAGCCTGGGCGACACTTTCAGCCATGCCCGCCTGTTCCAGATGTGACAAGGATCACGCCTGCTGATAGACGTCTATCAGCTCAGAGCGGCTGGCTGGTCTTGCACCCGCATCCCCGGGCCGGAAGCCCGGTGACCTGCTTTGGTCGACAGCCGCAGTCCTGCCGACGCTAGTTCGTGCCGTTGCGGGCCAGGAAGTCCTCGACCGCCTGCTTCACCTTGTAGGCGAGTGCGAAGGCGTCGAGGTTGCGAGAATGGAGCACGGAGTCGGTCAGCTCCAGCAGCAGGCTCACCAGGTCGTCGGTTCGTGCTCGCAGCATGGCATTGACGACCTGGAGCCGCTGTGCGTGGTCCAGCTCCTCGTAGAACTTCGCCCAGGCCACACGACGGCTGGCCTCAGCCCCGTCGATGGCTCGGGGGATGCGGTCGCCGTTGTAGCTGGGGCGCATTGCGTAGGTCATGGTTCACCCCCTTTCTCGATGCGTCGGATGCTGGCTCGGAGGTTGAGCCAGGCTCGGTGGTCGCTCGGGGAGCGGGACACGACGACTGTCTTACCGCTGGGGTGTGACAGCTTGTAGTGCCCGCCCCGGCCTCGGCGGATAGTCCAGCCCCGGCTCAGGAGCTGGAGCACCAGCTCCCGATGCCGGTCGGAGAAGCCACGCAGGTTCACGGCTTGGCGAGCCAGTCCTCGATTGCCTGCGTGATGGCCTCGTTGAGAGTCAGGTCAGCGATGACGGTCTTGAGCCTGAGCTGGCGGTGGATGGGGGCGGGGAGCTTGAGGCTGACGGCCACGACGGCGTTGGGGTCCACCGGCTTCGCCGGGGTCCAGCCCGCCTTGAAGCCAACCGCCTCGTCCTTGCTGGGTGTGTTGGGCATGGCGTCCATGCTAGTCCCTGCTGACATGGAAGTCAAGGACCTGATAGACGTCTATCAGCCCCGACTTGTGTTGGGAATACATGGGTGCTATGATGTGTTGTACTAGTTGAACATATTTCATCCCCCAGCCCACAGGAGGGCGCACACAACCCACATACCACCGAAGGTGCAGGCAGCCCCCACCACGCAGAGATGGGCTGACGGAAGCTCCATGGGAGCCAGGAAGCCGGGTGTCAATAGCTCGGCAAATCGGGTTCCCCACGAAGTCGGTAGCGGCAGAGCCAAAGGGGCAGCAACCCCCTTTGGTGGGCAAGGCCCGGATCAGCCCGGGTCGCCTTGTGAGCCAGGGTCCAACCGCATTACGTCGACCGGACTCGGTGAGCTTGGTCAAGCTGCCTGTTTCACGGCGGTCCCGGTCTGAGAGGTCCGGGCGGTTGCCCAGCTCACCGTGAGCAAGCTGGACCCAGGACCCCGGGTAATGCCGGGGTCCTCGTCGTGGGTAAGGCCCACGCCGGTTCGATTCCGGCAACGACGCTAACCCGACCTGGGAGATGCCCAGGCGGGCGCACAGAAAGGTAGGTCATGCCTACTTCCACCCCGGTCGCTCCCGCTGCGACCACCACAACCGCTGCGCCGGTCAACGGCCAGCTCACCGACGTCATCGACGCCATGCGGGACATTCAGACGGAAGGCGACCGCTGGCGGCTCGCTGACCGACTGGCGACCATGATCCCCACCGGGGCCAGCGGCTTCGACCGGATCATGGACAAGGCCACGCAGGAGGGTGTTGCCGGGAGCCTCTCGGCCAACACGCTTCGGCTGTACCGGGATACCTCGGTGCGCTGGCCGACTGCGAAGCGCACGGTCAACGTGGGCTTCTCCTGCTACCGGGAGGCCGAGCGGATGCTCGACACTCACGGCATTGACGAGGCCGTCAAGCTCCTTGAAAACTGCGTCGCCGTTCAGGGCGCAGGCAAGGTGACGGTCGCCTCCGTCCGCAAGGCGGTGGCAATCAAGCAGAACAAGGTCAGCCCAGCGGCTGCCCAGGCTGCGGCGGCTTCGTCGGCCACCGTGTCCACGACGATGAAGGACGTGCTCAGCGATCTGTCCACTGGTGGGCAGGCGCTGATCCAGGCGATCCCCGCCTCCACGTCGGCCCCCGAGCTGGACATGCTCCACGCCGGGTTGACCAAGGTGCTCCAGCACGTCGAGCGCCTCCGCAGCAAGGCCGCACAGAAGGCCAGCGCCAGCAAGGCGCAGGGCGCTGGCAAGGGCACCGCTCAGGCTGCCCCGGCCAAGGCTGCTGCCCCCACCACGACCACGCCCGCCAAGGGCGAGGCCAAGGCGAAGGACGCCGACCGAGAGGCCGGGGACCTTCGGGGTCTGTAATCAGCGGCTCGCCCCTGCGGGCTGGTGGACATTGATAGACGTCTATCAGCTCCGGGGGCGGGACGGTGCTTATGCACCCACCGCAGACGGTCTGCGGTGCCTAGCTACCGGAAAGGGAGCGAACGGCAATGTCCGTGTTCACACAACCGAGCTTCGACCTCGACACCGTGCCTGAGAAGGATCGGGCCAGGGTCGCAGCTCTCATCCCCGACCCCCGCATTGCGGCGGGTTACGTCCACCGGCAGGTCAACGGTTGGGATGACTTCGACCTGCTCGACGGCCTCTGCGAGGAGATGGAGAACATCATCCTGGCGGGGCCAACCGGGTCGTCCAAGACGACCTTGTTCCGCTCATACGCTGCGGCTCGGGGCTTGCCCTTCGTCGTGGTTGAGTGCAACGCCGCCATGGACCCTGGCACCATCATCGGTCGGACCACAATCGGCCCGGACGGTGCGGTCGAGTGGGTCGATGGCGACATGACCTTGGTCATCCGCTACGGCGGGGTCGTGCTGATTGACGAAATCAACATGGCCCACCCGAGGGTCACGGCAGCATGGCACGGCGTCCTGTCGGTCATGCGGGCGATGAGCTTGCCTGAGAACGGCGAGGTCATCCGGGCCGGGCGGGGCGGCACAGGGGAGCGCCAGCCGGTGCTCATCGGTGCGGCCTACAACCCCCACTACCAGGGCACGGTGCGCCTCAACGAGGCGCTCGGCAACCGCTACCCGGCGCCCTTCAAGTGGGACTACGACCGGGAGGTCGAGTCGCAGTTGGTGAAGTCGCCACGTCTGCTGGACATGGCGGGCACCATCCGCAACCTGGCCGAGATTCGGTCGCCGGTCAGCACGAACATGCTCCAAGAGTTCGTGCGCCACGCCAACAAGTTCGACATGGCGATGGCCGAGTATTGGTTCGTCAACCACTTCTCCGATGCGGAGCAAGGCCCGGTCAGCCGGGCGCTGGAGGCGAACTCCGCTGCAATCGCCAGGGAGCTGGGAGTGCAGCCCATCATGCGGGTCGACGGTGCCACCGGGACCAGCTCCAACTAGTTGATAGACGTCTATCAGAAAGGCAGTTCCATGCAGCAGCGTCACGGTACGACCCATGTCAACCTTGACCTAGATGACGCCGGGCTGACTCCCACGGAGTTGGTCCGGGTGCAGCGCCTGGCCCGGGAGCTTCGGCTCACGGATCAGATTCTCAGTGTCGACCTCGACACTGTGACGGTGGAGCCGGAAGGCCCGGCTCCCGCCTGGACGACACTCGACGGCGACCAGGTGAGCTTCAACTGGAAGAAGATGCCGAAGCCATGGCAGCCAGTCGATGTGGCTGTGTGGCTCGGGACCAACGCCCATGAGCTGGGCCACGTCCTGTTCAGCCCACGGCGGTCGAGCACTCTGATGTTCCGGGTGCTTGAGTCTGAGCGGTCGTTCCTCCCGGGGATCGCCACGATGCACAACATCGTGGAGGATCAGCGGCAGGAGCGGTTGCTGCTCGCCAGGTTCAGCCCTTGGGCTGGCTACCTGACCGCCGCCCTCGGCCACCACTTGAAGGTGGACGACAACAACGCCTGGCTGCTCCTGGCCGGGCGCACCTGGTTGCCCGACGATGTTCGGTCGCTCGCCAAGGCCCGCTTCGTGGCCCACCGCAGTCAGCGTGACTGCGATGAGGTCACCCGGCTGGTCGGTGAGTACCAGGCTCTGATGGACCCAGGCGAGTCGGATGCCGACGACGCTTGGCAGATTTTGCAGGACCTGGTGGCTCTGTTCGATGACGAGCAGCCCACGTTCCCCACGACCTGCGTCGTGATGAACGCCGGGGAGCCGGACCTCGATGGTGAGGAGGGCGGCTGCCAGTTCCCCACGGCCTCCGATCCCGAAGCCGATCCTGACGCTGGCGACGGCGACCAGGAGGGCGAGGGTGAGGGTGATGGCGAGGGCGAGAGCCAGGGTGGCGACACTCCTGGGGACGGCCCGGGCCAGGGCGAGGGTGAGGGTGAAGGCCAGGCTGGGGGCACCGACCCCGGCGAGGCCAAGGGTGAGGGCGCCAAGGGCAAGGGTGAGGGTTCCGATTCCGGCTCAGCCGGGACCGGGGCTGGCTCCAAGCCCGGCAACCCCGACAAGCCCATCCGCACCCCCGACATTCGCAAGGCGCTCAAGGATGCGGCCAAGGGCCAAATCGAGGGCGACGAGCAGGCCAAGTCCGACCTCGACAACGTGCTGGATGCGCTCGACTACGGGCGTGGCGGCGAGCGGGCCGAGGGCATGGACCCGGTGGGTCGGTGGCTCCCGGCAGACGACGAGGCCCGTCGCCTGCACCGGGACGTGTCGGATGCTCTGCTCGACCTCAAGGACGAGTCGGAGCCAGGTTGGGTCAAGCGGGTCGACTCAGGTCGGCTCAACGTGCGCCGCTACGCCACAGCGGACTTCGACCCGGACAGCCTGTTCGACCGTTACGACCCAGGCCAGATGGACGCCGCCGAGCTGGAGGTCGTTCTCCTGCTCGATGTCTCGGGGTCCATGGGGTCCCGCACCACGCAGCTCGGCAGGGCAGCGTGGGCCATCCGCATGGCAGTCGATGACCTGGAGGGCACTTGCACGGTGCTCACTTACGAGAGCGGGCCTCATCGCCTGCTCGCTGAGCCAGGCCAGCGGCCCGACGACCGCATGTTCATCCCGACCTCCATGGGCGGGACGCAGCCGAAGTCGGCGCTGATGGAAGCCCATCGGGTGTTGGTGGAGTCGTCGGCCAAGAACCGGCTGCTCATCGTCCTGACGGACGGCGAGTGGTTCACCGGGGGCTGGCACTACGACGGCAAGAAGCTGGTGGAGCTGGACGAGACTCAGCCCATCATCGAGTCGATGAACGCCTCGGGCGCCGTGACGGTCATGGCGCTCATGGGCAGGCACGCCGGGGACGACCTCCACGGCTGCCAGTTCGGGGCGCACATCGACAAGCCCCAGGAGCTGCCCGAGCTGTTCAAGCGGGTGGCGGCTGAGCGCATCAAGGGGTGGCTGTGATGCAGTCGCACTTTGATGCCGACCTGGAGGTCGTGAGGGACGCCCGGATCGTGACCGGGCGCTACCAGCAGTTCCAGCCCAGCCAGGGTGTCCCCGTCCGCACGACGGTCGGGGCACCCAGGTTCTGGCGGCACGGCCCGCTGCTGCACGCCAAGGCGATCACGCCCTGGTACGAGTTCCGGCTCGATGAGGCCGAGGCCGAGGCGAAGTACAAGGAGCGCCTCGACCGGGAAGCCCACCGAGTCATCCGCCAGCTCGCCGCCCTGGTCACTGAGGCCGGGGATCAGACGCTGGTGCTGCTGTGCTACGACGACCTGGACGCAGGCGCCTACTGCCATCGGCGTTGGTTCGCTGACTGGTTGTGGGACCGCTACGGGATCGAGGTCCCTGAGCTGCACAACACCGGGGACGATCCCTGGTCGCAGCTCGACTGCTGAGTTCGCCACCAGCCTCCTGGCTCCTGGGTTGATAGACGTCTATCAGCCCGGGGGCTGGGTGGGTGTGGACGAGCCACGCCCCGGCGCCCGCCCCGGCCTCGGCGGGCAGAGAGGGCAGCAATGCCAGAGATGCAGCAAGTCGTGACGCTGCGGCTGACCCCGCAGGCATACGACGATCATTGTGAGTGTGAGGACGACAGCCACCAGGACTGCGAGCGGGAGTACAAGCCCCTGACCGTGGTGCTGGCGGTGGGCGGCTCAGCCTGGGTCGAGAACGGCACCGAGGAGGGTGTCGGCGTCGAGGTCCTGTCGTTCGGAGAGGACGTCAAGAAGGTGCGCTGCGAGGCGTGCTCCAAGGGCTTCGATGAGCCAGAGGAGCTGGCCTCCCACCAGCTCGGCTGCTCCTGGTCGGCGTGGTCGATGGGCTTCGCTGACGGCCTGGAGCGGGGCGTGTACTGCGAGCACGGCTGGACCTCGGGCCGGGCCAGCGACCAGTACCGCAAGGGGCTGGAGTCGGGGCGGCGTCGGGCAGAGCAGCAGCACGCCCGGGACCTGGTGGAGGATGCCGTCAATGGCGTCGAAGCCTGACCGACTGCTGGTGTTGTGCCGGGCCTTCGGTCACGCCTGGGACACCGCCGCCCCCGACCTCCGGTTCGCCCGGCCCAGCTCGGGCCACAGCCAACCGGCCCGTTGTGACCGATGCACGTCGTTCCGCTTCCAGTGGCTGGGGTGGGACGGCAAGCCGGTGTCGACCTGGTACGAGCTGACCGAGGCGTACCTGGAGGTCGCCCACAGCTTCACCAGGGGCGAAGCCAAGGTCTGGCTCATCGACACCCCCGCCGCCAGAAAGCGAGGCTCCCATGCCCGATCAGCCTGAGTTCGACAGCATCATCCTCGACGTCGGGGGCGACGAGATAGTCGTCCTGTCGGGGGACATGGCTACCCCGGCTGGGGTGACTGCCACCGTGGAGCGGTTCCGGGCGCAGCGCCTGGAGCGGCTCCTGTCTGCACCCGACGACCGCAAGGAGCTTCACGCCCGCTGGATGCGGGGCGAGTCGCTGTACCTGCGGCGCACGGTCAATCTGCCCGGCGAGGGCGAGCTGCAAATCTTCGCCTACTGCCCGGGCCTCGGTGAGCACCTGGAGCGAGAGAAGGCTCTCGGTGCCGACGAGGAGGAGCTGGCCGAGCAGGTCCGGGTGTTTGAGTCCGGCCTCATCCACGGGGTGTTCAGCTCCAGGGTTGAGCCGGGGGAGCCAGCCCAGCTCCACGTCTGCGACTTCGATGCGGAGCTGACGGAGGGCGAGTTCCTGACGGCCAGGATGCAGGGCTGGCGCTTCCCATGAGGTTCAGCGTCCGCTTCACCGAGCCGCCTACGCTCGACCAGTTCAGCCGGTTGCTCCTGGCTCTCGACCAGGCGTTCCCCGGCACCACGATGTCCTGCGGTCGGGACGTGTGGCTGTTCCACGCTCCCGACGAGCCTGAGCAAGACCCGCCCGGCTGATAGACGTCTATCAGCGAGGGCACCAGCCCCCTGCTTCCCGGTGACCGTCGCCGGGAGGCGGGGGGCGCTCTTTTTTTTGGCGTCAGCAGCCGTCATACGGCCTCCAGGGCTGCACCCCGTCCCGGGCATACAGCTCCTCAAAGGCGGCGGTCTGCTGAGCTGGGGAGGCCGCTCCTGCGGACCCCCACAGGCCCAGGCTGTGCCAGGTCGAGTCGAGGATGCCGTAGAGGTTGCTGCTGCCAGCGCCGTCCGTCGACTCCCGCATCTCGACGCAGGCCCGGAAGCTCTCGGGAGCGGCGCCCCCAACCGGGGCGGCTTGCTGTACCGTCACGGACTGCGACGGCTCAGCCGTGGTGTAGGTCCTGGCCTGCGTAGTCGGAGGGTCGGTCGTCGGTGCCGGTGCCGGTCGGGTGGTCGTGGTTGGTCGCACGACCGGCGCTGGCTTGCTAATCGTCGGGGGCGG